CGAATTCTCTGCGGTGTTACGACGCGACCTTTGTATGCGTCAACACCACAAGATTCTCGAAAATTTCCTCCGTGAAAGCTCTTAGATTTGTTGACCTTAAGGCCGACCAATTCAAGAGCAGACACTACATGCCAGTAATACGCATTGTCGACGATTATATCGTCGCCGTAGACGTAAACGGCACGACGCGCTACTGAGCGGTTTCCGCAAGCTAAGCTTACGGAGGCGACAGCAATTGAATAAAAGATTATACTCTCGACGGGAAAGCAAAGTGCTGATCCCATAGGAGCATATTTTTTCAATTGAACAATTCTTCCATCAGGAAGAATAGTCGACGTGCTTCTTAGATCAAACACACGGTTCCAGAATTTATCCGAGTTATCAGATAAACCAAGGAACATATATTTGACTAAAGAGAAACTAACTCGATCACTAGCTTCACTTAAATCTAACGTCGCATGAGACTTACTAAGGCTACTAGCCAGAGCAAGTCTACCGTTGATGCTTTGATCTGTGAAGTTAATGTGTCCAGCAGCCGGAGACCTATTCTCAATGTATTTAACAAGGGGAATAGAAATCATCTGCTGTAAGAATTGGACTTCTAGCGGTTCACACGAAATAATTCGTGGTCCTCTAGAATCTTTTGGAACAAGACAGACACGAGCTTGAGGCTCGGCTACCTTGACCATATTCTTATACTGATTAACAGTAGAAGCGAGTTGTAAAGCACGACCGTTAGATCGGACGCCATATAAATATTCATAATATGGCCAAGATCTATGAACGGATTCATACAAATGGGAAAATTTCCACTTGTCTTCATCACGTTCACCAGTAGCTACTGCTCCAGGTCCGTGTTTGGGTTTCCAGGAATCTGGAACATGAAAGCTTTGCTCAATATCATTTGGTGAAAATGAGCGAAGAGTTTCATGACAAACGCGGCGCATCTCATGAATTAGATCTTTATCCACTTCATGAGCGTTCTCGTAACAAACTGCGAAATCTTCGAGATTAGCATCGATTTCAACAAATTTATCAAGTGTTGATCCTCGTTGTTCGTCTTCAAAAGGTAACTCCAGTTTGTAAAAAGCAAACAAGAACGTGCGTATAGCTCGAATGAGCTCAGGAGCAGGGTCCTCGACCTGGACATAAGTCCAAAAAGAGCCTAGAAAGCGAGGCTGCCCTTTCCCATCAAATGGCTTGAAGCCATCGGGACGGGGAGAGAATACCCCCTGGTCTAAAAATGAATCAAACCACTTTCCGAGTTTCGGAAGAGTAGTGGTAAGAAATTTTAGACCCTCCGAATGACAACGTTTTTCTAGATACAATGTATCAAGGTGAAGTTGTCGTTCAGAGTAGACACTAGGATCGAGGTTGCGTAGGTCACGCAACATTTCCCGGCTTAAACCGAGAATTATCTCAATCTGGCTTTTAAAGTTCCCATTATTTTTCATGGTGGACTTCCAGACTGGCCG